TCAGCAGATGGATGGCGGACGTGGTCGCTATTACATTGATGTAAAACGTAATAGCCACATTGTTGATGTGAACTGGAATTTAAGTAAAACCGACTTCAATAAAATGATGGCTTTCTGGCGGGTCTACCAGAGTATGCCTGCCTCATTTTATGCAGACTTGGTGATTGATCAGGGAGCACGTCAGCAATACCTGTGTAACTTCATTCCGAACTCGTTCAAGACCAATGAAGTGAATGGCAACCTTTACCGGGTAAATGCACAGCTCGAAGTTGTTCAAAACCAGCCTAACCTTACGGCCGATATAGCTTTGATTAAGGATTGGGAGGTCTAATGGATAACGAATATGCCAAATTCTTTTTCAATCGGAAAGTTGATGTCTATCAATTGGAGTGTATTGAGCTTTCTCATCCTTCTTTTATGAATACATACCGAATAGTCCGTAATGATGACCGAGGTGTTTATGTTCAACATAAGGAGGGATCCGGTCAGGTCTATTATGAATTTTTGCCAGCATCTATTCAAAGATCCGGAATGCTGGGTGATCTGGACCAGACATTAACCGTTTCTATCTCTGGTCTAGGTGATGTGATGCCTGATGAGTTTGAACGGGTAATCGAAGGGCAATATCCAGATGTAAAGCCAACAGTAAATTACCGGATTTACAGTTCAGACAATCTGAACTCTCCAATGTTTTATCTACTTGGCCTACAACTTTCCAGTGTTGCCATGAACCATAAGGCTGTGACATTTAAGGCTGAATCACCGCGATTAAATACCACTAAAACCGGAGATATCTTTGCACTGGATCGCTTTAGTGGCCTGAAGGGGGCTATATGAAAAGTCATGATCATTTGCTCGATAGGCAATATGACGATGAACACTACAATTGTGTTCACTTTGTTCATGAAGCTGCAATGGACCTATATGGTATAGATCGGGCCGAAGCGCTTGAACTCTTTATGCAGCCTAAGGGTAAAATTACTTTTTTATCTTCACGGTTAAAACTTTTAAATCCGCTGCCCATGCCTAAGGAAGGCTGCATAGTCGCCTTCCATCCTAGACAAAGAAATAAGCCCCCGCATGTGGGGCTTTTTCGTGGGCAAAAGATTCTTCACCTCATGGAAAGCGGAGTCACTTATTTGCCTGAAGAGGTTGTGATGGAAATGGGGTTTAATCGGGTCAGTTATTATGATTAAAGTTATTTATAAAAAAGATGCTTTGTCTGAAGAAAAGACAATTGAACAGGCTCAAACGATTGGGCAATGGCTCACTTCAAAATATGAACATATGCCTGAGCATGTCCGTATCTTTCATACCACAAGCAATATGGATCATGCGGAAATTTCATTTGCGAACGAAGTCACACCGAAGAATGCTTATGAGTTAAAGCAGCTTGATTTCTTACCGGGTACTTTTATCGTAGTTGAGAACCCAAAATGGGTCGCGGCTATTGTTTCGATTGTGATTAGTATTGCGATCGCATTTTTAATGCCGACTCCATCAATTGCACAGACTAACCAGAATAACAACCAGTCTTCTTCGGCAAACAACGAACTTTCAAACCGTGAAAACAAGATTCGTGTGAATGGCCGTATTACAGATAATTATGGTGCTGGTTGGAATACACCAGATTTGATAGCTGTGCCTTACAAGGTTTATGAGAACAATGTTGAAGTAGAGCATGTTGTTGGTTGTATTGGGCGTGGCCACTATAAAATTAATGGTGCTTATGACGGTGAAACCAACATTGTCGATATTGCCGGCGCATCGGTAGAAGTCTTTCGACCAGGTGTAGATATTGTTTCAGGTGAGCCATATTTCTCGCTTGGTACCGAAATTACTACACCGCCACTAACAGTTCAGCATCAAACTTCTGTTAATGGCCAAGTTCTCCGTCCGGCAGATACACAGTCTTTAGAAGGTACGAACTACCTTCATTTTGCCTATCCAAACGAGATCCTTCGGGCAACGGCAAACAACACAGATTTAACCACTAAGTTTGTAAGTAATGACCGGGTAGAAATCACGAATGCCTCATTCACGTTTAACGGCCAGACTTATGATTTAAACGGCACTTATAGCGTTCTATCGGTAGCTGATGATCGCATGACGTTATCAAATCCGGCGGCCGTTAATGCTAACTGGTTAAAGCTAAAGAGTTAAGTACCCAGCAAACAGCAGCTTTATCACCAAAGATTTCATCAATAGGTGAAAAGTGGATTGGTCCATTCATTCTGGACAATGTCGAACGAAGTCGGGTGCTATGTAACTTTGTTGCTAGTAATGGACTTTACACAGTTTCTTCAGGTGGAAATCAGGGAGCTGTAAACGTCACGATTGAAGTTGAAGTAACGCCGGTTAATGAATCTGGTGCAGCCATTGGCAATCCAATGCTGAAGCAGATCATTCTAAAGGGTTCGGCAAAGTCACGTCAGACAGTTGGTGCAACTCTGGATATGGTGACATTTCAGGGTCGCTGTAGTGTCCGTGCACGTCGTTTAACACCAACACCGGCGGTTACAACGGTAGTAGATGAAGTAAAGTGGCAGGCGCTTTACGGTGCTTATCCTTTGCAAAGCACAATGTATGAACATGAAACAGTTTTTCGTGCGCGTACTTATGCAACCACTGGAGCTTTATCTGTTAAGTCCCGCAAGATTAATTTTGATCTGCAGCGGATGTTGCCGACCTATAAAAATGGGGCTATGACGACAGAGCTATTTCCAACATCAAGCTTTGCTGATGCATTGGTTTCAATGGCACTGGATGACAAGATAGGCCGCCGTACGATCGACGAAATAGATCTGGAAAATATCTATCGGACTTATAACGATGTAGTTGATTATTTTGGTACACCACTTGCGGCTGAGTTCTGTACTACGATTGATGATACAAACCTGTCTTTTGAAGAGCTGGTCACCAATCTTTGTGATGCCGTGTTTTGTACTGCATATCGTCAAAATAATAAGCTCAAGCTTTATTTTGAACGTCCAACTGATAACTCGGTAATGCTATTTAACTTCAGGAATATTATTCCTGATAGTTACAAGCATGATCTTACCTTTGGCGTGATGGATGACTACGATGGACTGATCTATGAATACACGGATCCGGCCGACGATAGTCGTATCAATATCTATTTGCCGGACAAAGGAGCAAAGAACCCGAAAGAAGTGAAATCCGTTGGTGTACGGAACAAGTGGCAAGCTCATTTTAATGCATACCGGCTCTGGAACAAGCTTCGGTTCCAGCGTAAATCCATTACCTTTGATGCAGCACCTGAATCAGAATTACTGGTTTTACGTGACCGGATCGCTGTAGCTGATTATCGCAATGGTATTCATCAAAGCGGGGAAGTGGTACAGCAAGAGGGTTTAATCCTCACCTTAAGCCATGATGTAGATTTCATTGCAGGCAAGAGCTATGTGATTTATTTGCAAATGGGGGATGGCACAGTGGACCTTATTCCTGTTACCGCTGGATCTGCCAAGAACAAGGTGGTTTTAGGCCGTTTACCGAACGGGGCCTTAAAGCTTAGTCCTGATGATTTTGTAAATACCATCTATACAGTAGTTAATGACGATACCAAAGGCTCACTGCCTTATCTGGTAGCGAAAAGAGAACCGGCTGACCAGTTCTCTAATACCATTACTGCAATTAATTACGATGAACGTTATTACCTCAATGACAAGGACTTTATTGATGTGCCAGTAGATGATTCACCGATTTACATTCGATATGACCAGCTTGATATTAATCTTGCACGTTTATATCAAATGCAAAGAGGTGATTTACCAACGACTGGAGAAATTAGCTTTGTAGTTGAAGCTGGTGCGCTGGTTTCAAGCTCAAGTTCTTATCGACCGGAAACCAGATTTGTCTATAAATTCGACTATAATAATAGTCCTGCAAAACGAGAGTATATCGTTCCAGCTGCCTCTGAATTACCAGCGATAGATACAGGGGAGTTCCCACCTGATCTGGTGGTGAATCTAACGATTAAAGGCTCAGTTGTTGGACGTGGTGGAGATGGCGGGTTGCCACATCTAGCTTACGGAGATTGGGAAAAAGATTCTGACTTCAATTTTACCAAAACCCGGCGTGATGGGTTTCAGGGAGCACCCGGTTTGTTGAACCGGCACAGCAAACTAAACCTGATTATCGATGGAGGGACGTTAGCTCGCGGCGGCTCAGGTGGTGGAGCAACACCAAGTGGTATTTACACTGGATTATCTTATGGGGTTCAGGGAATTCCTGGTGGTGCTGGAGCACCATTTGGTCGGGTCATGACTGGACAGCCGATTTCAAATGACTCACAAGATTATCGCCTCTATCTGGAGAGTTATTTATTGGTTATGAAAATCACTGATGCTGAAGCTTCGGTACCCGGTAAAGGTTACCGAACCCAAAATGACCGTTATGGGTCTCCATTATCAGGTGATGGTGGAAACTGGGGCGAACGTGGCACCAAGTCCACCAATGATGGAACATGGAATTGGCAATACCATGGAACGACTGAAGGTCAGCCGGGGCCGGGCGGACCTGCAATTGTAGGAGTTGCACCACTGACAACTCAATTGATTAATGGAGGGAAAATCTTACAAACCCTTTAAGCCTTATAAGAACTTTGAGCACCCAATTCGGGTGCTTTTTTATTGTCTAAATTTTCTGGAGAAATAAATGGAACCAGTTTCCACTAGCGGTTTTACAGCACTTTTAAAATTATATGGGATTGCAATCATGGTGACTTTAGCGGTCGGTTTAGTTGCAGCAGTTGTATTGATGACACGTATGCCACGCTCACCTCAAGAGTGGGCAGTGGGCTTGATCTGTACAGTTGTTTCAAGCCTTGCTGGTGGCTCATTCATTATTGTGAAGTGGGGGCTTCATGAATGGGTTACTGATGTATGGGGGATGATTGCTCTAGGTGGGTTCTTCTTTGTTTGTGGTTTACCCGGTTGGGCTTTAGTCCGTTGGATTTTTAATTTTATAGATAAACAGGAAGGTAAAACGATCGTTGAAGTGATCAAAGAGTTTAAGAAAGCCAGAAAAGACATTGAAAACAGTTAATTCCGCCTTCGGGCGGTCTATTAATACTAATGTATCAAT